GTTTTTTTTGCGATATATTTGAAACTACTTTCGCTTTTTCTTTTTGGTTGGTGCTGAGTAACCCCATAGGTTAGGTTTTATTGTACCTCTACCATAATCAATAGACTGTATGCCACCTTTGAACTTGTCCCAATACATATCGAATAGAGACACCCTTGTACCTCTAGTTAAATCAAAACGAACCTTATCTTTGTAAGAATACTTAATGATATATGAATCACTAGGTGCTTTTGTTGTGGAAACATCCTCAAAAGATCCATCCTCTATAAGAACCTCACATCCATACTTTTCTCCACTACTTTCTCTCTCTGCAGATGTCCAGATAGGTTCCTTCACTTCTGGTTTCTTTAACTCTGGTGTAGATGTCATTTATCATCCTCATATTTGTTAAGTTGATTTTGTACTTTTTCCATTAGATTATGAGCATCAATAAGATTATCAATATCTGATAAAAAAGAAGCAATATGTTTACTGATGTATGGTTTCTCATTACGTGCAGAAAATGCTAAAGCATTTCTTAAACACTCTTGAGATTCTCTAAGAGACTCTTCTACTGGCTTTGATAATGTCATTGTTTATCTCTCCATACAATGTCAGGGTATGCTTCTTCTACAATCTCTCTAGTAATCTTATACCTATCAGAAAGTTTCTTATCTTTTACAAGAACAAGTATCTCTGCTTCTAATGGATGAAGTCCTTGAAGAATATTAATATACATAGACTCTCTACGCATATTATTCATACCATCATTACCACCTTTAACAAAGTGATAAAAATTCTTACACTCTCTTCTTATAGTTGTTCTACCTTGAGTATCTGATACACCCATAGAAAATGAACCAGTCTCATGCATAGCACGAATATCTTCCTTCATCTTTGTGGTTAACGTTCCACTGTAAGTATTTTGATCATCATATGATTGATAAGGAACATCACCATCTGGAAGAACAGACTGAATTACTGTATCAAAATTCCATAAGAAAATAGTTCTAAGATGAAACTCATCATACTTCCTTAAGACTTGAACCTTCTTTGCTTTTGTTTTTTGTTTTGATACAAGATCCAATACCTCAAATACAAAAGGTTTTTTAGGAAGATCTGGAATTGGAGCAGCTGCTTTTACTACTCTTGGTTTCCTAGTCGTTGTCTTCTTCTTCGCTGTTGTCATAATTGTTTTCAAATCTGAATGCTACAATTTCATCTGGAACTAAGTTACCTAGTTCATCAAACATTTCTGGATGTGGGCGTGGTATCTCTCGATAGTTCATCATGTAGTCTCTTGCTACCCATCCTATCAATCCTCCAACAAAAAAGAATAATAAAGATATTGGTAATACTAAAACTAAAATTGTGTCGAGAGTCATACTTCTATTTCCTATGGTAATGGTTTTACTGGTTAGTTTTTTGTTACCTCCGTTTAGTATGAACTCAACCCCACGATTGATATGTTCTTTGGTTTTATTTATAGACTTCTCTTCAGTATACATCACAACTTTTTGTTTGTCAATTAAACCATACTCTTCTCTTGTAAATACTTGACAGTATCAGTACATCCACCAAGATTATCACCATTTAAAACTACTTGAGGAAACGTAGAACCTTCTCCAAACTGTCCGTAGAAACTATCTTTGGTAAAATGCTCATCAAGTTTATAGATAACATGACTTAACTTTGCTAGCTTCATAACTTCTGCAATCTTTTCGCAATATGGGCAACCCTCTTTACTATAAATCGTAAAATTTTGCATTGTTTATCTTAAAAAAATTATTTAGATGTGTATTATATCATACATTAATCAAAGAAGAAAATCTGGAATAGTCTACCATCTTCTTTGTTGGTTCCAAAATATTGTGATGCTGCATGTATATGTTGTGCATCAAAAATGAATAGTCTATTGAATACATTACCAATAGAATCTACTAACTCAAACTTAGTTCCATCATAGAATCCACCATCAAAAGCACCTTCATAATTTGCATCAGTTGTTCTCATAGCACCATCCTTAGTAGCATAGAGAGATGTCCCACAACTATATGCTGGATTGGGATGTAGGTATATCATTGCTGCCCATGTCTGTCCATCATTATGATACACAATAGGATCTTCAGGGACACAATACTGGAACCTACCATTCATACCATGAGATTCCCATTCACGTATCTTGATACCCATAATACGTTCAAATGCTTCCTTCGTTCCTGGAACATAGAACTGTTCTTCAGTCCGTCTTCCTTTATAGTATCGTAAATCTTCTTTAAACTCTTGCTTCAATGCAAAATCTCTAACAGCATAAGGATTTGAGTAGAAATTATCAACTACCCATACAGTTTTTTGTGCTGCTCTATTGATTGATGTTACTGGAATAAATTTCATGTGTTTTCGCAAGCAATCTGATGAAGATATTTACCATAAGTTCCTGAATCTGGATAGAAATTATTATTAATTAGAAAATAATAATTAGGAAATGGTAACTTTCTAGACTCATCTACTAACCGTTCAGTCTGTTCTTTCATAGAAACATAATCACCCATACTCATTAAACATTCAGCAAGACAAACAATATGTTCATTCCTTACAGGACAAAAATCCTCTGCTCTAATACAACAATCCATTGCTTTCTCATAGTCACCAAGATATTTGTATAAATCACCCATCGCATAGAAACTAAAGTATGCCATCTCATTTATGCCCTGAGCATATCCAAGTTCTCTATAATTCTGAGTGTGATTAATGTATTCGTCATAATAAAAGATTGCTCTTCTAGCATACTCTATACAATGATTCTCCCTAAGAGGATAGATATCTGGATTCCTACAACAATCATCATAACTCTTTGCCACATAAAAAAAGTGATATGTATCTGTTAGTAAATCACCCTCACGTATATGTTTCTCCTCAAGTTTTAATGCATCAGAAATATACTTTGTAGGAACAGTATAAGTTTCACCATCATTCGTTCCAACATGTCTCAAACCTGGTTGTAAATCATATCGTTCAAATGCTTCACCAACTCCTGGTAAATCACATACAATACATTCATGTGCTAAGTCATGTTTAAAATGCCAAGGTAATTTTGCATTCCACATCCATGCACGATAGTAAACACAACCAGGATTGACTGCTGCAATATGAAAACTTTGATGACTTGTATCATTAATTGGTGTCCAATCAAAATCATCATCAACTTCTAGATACTCATCACAATCCATCTTAAGTATCCAATCACATCCATGTTCAGTTTTAAGACATGTCTGCAATAAATGATCTCTATTCCAACCAAAACTTACCCAACCTTCTTCTACTTCATAGATGAATCCAGGTATATCTTTATCCTTAAAAAATTCTCTTACAATATCAGCAGTACCATCAGTAGAACCATTGTCCTGCATTACATAATAGTCAATGTACTTATAGCAAGACTCAAGCATCCTCTCCATAACCGATGCTTCATTCTTAAACATCGTTATCATTGCTATCTTAGTTTGTTTCTTCATAAGGAATCTCCAATTGTGTCGCTTGCAAACCTTTATGATATCCTTTACTAAAAACTTTAAATTTCTCAGTTAGATTTCTACTTTTATCTTTCCAAGAATTTGTATCAAGCATTTCAAATAATACTTCAGGTATAAAATCTCTATGAGATTCTGTAATTAGATCTCCATAATAATTACGTATACTCTCTTCACTTACTACACACTTACCATTAGAAAGAGCGTAATATATCCTAGTTTGTTTTTGTATTTTTGGAACATCTACATTATGCCCTACATGAAGATCTAAAATAATTTTAGATCTTGCCATATAACTATCTAAATCATACCCATCAACATTCCATAATACAACCATATTAAATTTATTTCCCAACTTTGTATACACCTTATGAATAGTTTCTAATCTATCCCTAGTTAAAGATCCATAAAAGAGAACATCAATATCTAAATCATCTTTAGGTATTCTGTTTAATTTTTCAGAATATAAGAAAGGTTTAAACTTAGCATCTATTCCATATGATTTTAGAAGTTCAATATTATCTAAATCATAATCCCAAACTTCATCAGCTCCCTTAAGATTTGAAATTACATACGAAGCAGGATGCCAATGCCCTTCATACAAAGGTTCTAATTGATAGACAATATATTTTTTAGATCCAGGATATACTTCCTTCAAATATTCACAACTAGATTCGCTACATGCACCAACAATTAGAGTCTCATCCTCATTTAGATAATAATTATCATCCACCATTTTAGTAATATCTAACCAATGATAATAAAGGCTATCCATATAAACAAATCTATCTGCCATTCCAAGTTACCCTCTCTTTAATAAAGTCTAGAACTTCCAAATCATTTTCTTGTTCTTTTGTAGGAGCATACAATGCTCTGCTTCTTGGATTAGCATCCTCTGGAATATCTGTCATATAATAAACAGCAATACTCTTTCTATATACTCCTTCAGGACAAGTTATTGGTTGTGGCAATCCATGCCAAGAGTTCTGTGTAGTGTCAAATAGTATAGCACGATTAAAGATATTGTCAACCACGACCTCTCTATTTAAAGGTAGATTTGTTTCCTCATTATGAGACCACAATTCCAATCCACCACCCCAAGACGTATCCCAATCCTCTGTAAGATATACAATTAGATTTAACTTACGTTGAAGATTTAGTTTAGGATTAATATTATAATCAAGATGTATATTTAATTTACCACCACGAGAATGCATATGCCATCCACCACCATGTAATCCTACATCAGGATACAGAGTTTTAATACCAGTAATCTCACTAATAGATTCTATAAATTCAACAGAATTTAAATGAGAAAATATCTGATAGGTAAAAGGTGGAAACTCATACCAATGATTCTTTGCTTTCTTATTTTCTAATGGATTGTTATACCAGTGCCAGTTTGGTTCGTTATAATCTGGGAACTCCTTAGAGAGTTGCCTTGCCATTTCAACTGGAAAAAAGTTATCAAGTACCCAATGATCATATGGAATCATATACCAAGAACTCCTGGAAATCTTTCTCCATCTTTATCTTTAATTGCTACTAACCATGCAGTTACAACTGGAATCATTGGTGCCATCTCCCATGTCTCCAATCTATATGTCTGGAATCTTATGTCATTGTTACGAATGAATACTGCCTTGTCACGATTAGTATAGTACCAGAAACTATGCTCATTCCAAAAACTAACATGAGTTGGATCTTGCCATGCACCTCTACCATCAGTAGAAGGAACTTCAATCATTGCCCATCCACCGTGTGCTAATACCCTATGAATCTCACGCATCGTCTTTATAGGATCTTTAAGATGCTCTATGATATGACTAGCATTAAGAACACCAACACTATTATCTGGTAAAGGTATTCCATCATCCAAATTACAAATCATGTCAGCATCTTCTTGATCTATTGTTGTATATCCTTCTTTTGGATATAAACCACCACCAATATCAACCTTCAATAATCCTCTATCATCAGCATCCTTCTCTGCTAATTGAAACGCATACTTATGATATAGTTCAACTGTAATCCTTTGTATTGCTTCGTTTCTTTCTAACCATGTGTTATCACCAGTCACCCTATAAATGTACAGGGGTTTAGCAATGTGATGCATCTTGGCAACAAGATATGTACGAATCATTAAATCATGATCGTCACATATACTCAACTCTTTATCATGCCCACCAATACTTCTATAAACATCTCTTCTCCAACTTCTTACATGATCAGGAGCATACCATATAAAAGCAAGAGCTTGACTCGTAGGTCTCCACGAGTTCATTACAATATATTCTTTACCTCTAAACTTATACTTCTCAGGGTACTCTGTCCATCCATGTCGAGTATTATATGGAACAAAATCATCCTGATACATAACAACATCACTGAAAGCAAATCCTACTTCAGGATCTTGATATGCTTTATATAATTCATCCAAACATTCTGATGTAATTAAATCATCAGAATCTATTTCTACTAGAACATCACCACTACCTTCATGAAAAGCATAGTGCTTATGATATCCTACATCTTTTGATTCACTTTCAGTTCTATGAACAATAACTCTTTCATCGTTTAATATACTCTCATCTAAATCTGATTTTTGAATATCATTATTCAACCAAAGAATCCACTCCCAGTTCTCATATGTCTGAGCAACTATACTGTCATATAATTCTTTAATATATGGTGTCTTCTTATGAGCAGGAGTTATAATACTAAACTTCATTCAATCGATTGTCACATAATATAATTATAGCATAGGTGTCAACTAGGTTTTGGATACTTATCCTTCACTGCTTTTATTGCATCTTTAAAAGTTGTTGTACCATTAACTTGATCATGATAAATCATATCCAATTGATCTGTAATTTCTGGATATTCAAAGCTTCTATCTTGTCTATATTTTAGTTTATCTAATTCAGCTCTTGCAGCATCAACTTTTGATTGATCTACTGTAACAGCATTACCATCTGCATCCCATATGCCTTCATCAGGTCCACCGCATTCGATGCGACATACCGCAGGATAAGGATAAGCTTTATGGATTGCCTCCATATCATAATTTGTAGCCATTAACTTACCTCCATACAAATCATTGAAGATGCTGAACGTCCAGCATAAACATCTGATGAGTTACCATCACCATGTCCTCTATTAATATAGACGGTTCCACTTGAGTGTCCGTTCACTTGTATTTTATAAGTTACTGATGAAGTTGTTGATGGACTATCAAGCCACATCATTGCTGTACCACCCCAATGATTATCATCATGTGATCTAGGAAATGATGTTCCAATCCTTGCTCTACTACCTGAAGCATCACCCATACCTATAACAGTTGAATTTCTCAATAATCTTGTTGCTCCAGACCAATCATTACATGATATTTTACCAATATACCATAGAATCAATATTTTATTACTTGAGCTACTTGGTGTAATAGATTCATCAAAACCTATATTTACCCAGCTACCACCTGTACTATAAGATGCTGCTGAAGTTTTTGTATCTTGTTTTACTTGTATAATTTTACCACCTTGAGTAACACCAGCAGTAGTTTGGTTAGTACCATCACCAAAATAGATTGTCATTTACTCAACCCCCTTCTAGTATAATTATTTATCCCACTAAACATTTATTATGTCTCGGCAGGTAAATCTGGGAAGTTAGAAGAAGATTCCTTTTTCAAATTCATCATTGCATTATGAATATTAATATTACCTAATGCCACATCTTCCAACTGTGCAACTCTATCTGGTCCTAATTTATCTTTAGCCCATTGGATAAGAGTTGCTTCTCCTTCTGCCTTTGTTAGATCTTCATAGGATTTAAAATTAGAAATAATATCAGCTTTAGTTAGATTATCAAAGGGAACAATCCATTGAGTTTTTTTAGTCACTCCATCCTTAGTTGCGTAGATATGACATTCAACACTTCTAATATAATTAGAATCATCTGCATTAGATTCAATTTCACCAATTCTCCATGTATAAGACACTGACATTTAAGAAACCTCCGTTAAATTCATTTTATACTTCTTACCAGTACGGTTATTTATCATGTAAATATTATCTTCACCCTCTTGTAATGTCCAGTCACCCCAAGTTCCATCAACATCATTACCACCAGTCTCTTTCTTTGCTTCATTAGATAACTGTAAGTCATTAACATACAAGTTTGCAAAACGTAAACTAGAAGAACCTAAATTAGCATGATTATTCTGGGATGGTAAGAAATGAGCATAAACTCTTGTGTTACTATCACCCTCACCTATTGAAAATAACCTACTTGTTGATCTAGATGGGTGATCAGCATAGAAACGAGTACCTCCATAATTTACATGTCCTCCAATTTGCACACCAGTGTGATATCCAATAACTAGATTTGGATAAGGGCTACTCCAACCACCATTAGAAGTAGTACTTGCTTCCTGATAACCAAATGCATAACTTAAAGTACCTGGAGTACCTGCCAAGGCTGGGCAATTACTAGAAGTTTGAGAACTTGTACTTGTAGAAAAACGACCTCTCATGGTAGTTAATCCATTATAATTAACTTGGCTATTATCAAAGGCTGATGTACCAGTACAACTAATGCGTCCAGAAATTAGAGCTCCAGAACCATCAGTAGTAACCCTTGCAGTACCATCATTGTACAATATACTTGAACCATTCCTATCACATCGCATCAACCATTCATTATCTACATCATTGTATATTCCTACTACACTTCCACCATCGTGCATTAATACAACACGTCCATCTATACTCCATCCCTCATAATTACCAGAACCTCCACCATTACATTGAAGAGTACCATAATTTCCAGTTACCCTACTAATATATTGATTAGCTGTACCTATGTAAACACGAGCATTTGATGCATCAAGAAAAATTCTTGAGTCACCATCTGCTGCAACATACATTCCCCAGCTAGCACCAGTAGGAGTGAATGATGCATCACCATGTGAATAACCAATCCCATACATGTTGCTAAGTCCAGCATCAGTAGGATTGTAGCTAGAACCTATAGTATAGATTGGGTTTGACTTAGCTGAGTTAGCTCCAACGTTATTATATGAACCTTCTAAATGTCCTGTATGGTGATCTCCTCTACGTAGGCGATAACCAGCATTTAATTGAAGATTCTGAGTAGTCGTAGTACCCACAACATTTAAACCAACACGACAATCCCACTTACCATCATCATGACAATACGCTCCCCAGTTACCATCAGCCTTTAAGAACCCAATGTAATTACTATTAGTATGAATCTGTCTGTCTCCATGATCAGAATCCTTCATCGTAATGTAACTAGCAGATCCAGTTCCAACAGTTATATTACCATTAAGAGCACACGTACCATTTACAGTTAAAGCACCACTAATTGTAGCACCACTACTAGTAGCAGTAACTCTTGTAGTATTATTACAACGCATTTGGGAATCGCCACCATGCGTCGCATAGAATAACCAATGATTATCGACATCATTGTATATTCCTGTTGCACTACCACCATCGTGCATGAATACAGCACGTCCTTGTATACTAAATCCTTGCCAGTTACCAGAACCACCACCATTTATCTGAATTGAACCATAATTTCCAGATACATCTGATAAGTATCTTGTTGTCTGTAAATCAGTATATACTCTATCACAATACAGATGTCCAGCTGCATTAATATGTCCATTTTGTCCATCTAAAAATACTCTTGCATCACCATCCCCTGCAACATACATTCCCCAAGCATTAGCTATGCCTGTAAGACCACTCAAAAATGAAGCAGTACTACCTTTGGTATATCCAATCCCATACATGTTGCTAAGAGCAGCATCAGTAGGGTTGTAGTTAGAACCTATAGTATAAATTGGGTTTGACTTAGCTGCGTTACCTCCAACGTTATTATATGAACCTTCTAGGTGTCCTGAATGGTGATCGGATCGTTGAAGATGATAACCAGCCGATAACAATATATCTCTAACCGTTAAAGTACCTGTCGCTGTATCATTTGCATCCGATCTTAAGAATTGAGTTGAATCGAGACTGTCTAGAGTTCCAGCATTATATGAAGTTGAACCTGTAGCACCTGTAGCACCTTGAGCACCTTGAACACCTTGATGTCCTTGAGCACCTGTTCCACCACTAGAACCCGTAGCACCTTGAGCACCTTGAGCACCAGTAACACCAGCAGCACCTTGTCTACCTTGAGCACCTTGAACTCCTTGGTGTCCTTGAGCACCCTGCACACCTTGATGTCCTTGAGCACCTTGAACTCCTTGATGTCCTTGAGCACCTTGAGCACCCTGTGGTCCTGTTAATGGACTTATCCAATTTACTCCAGAACCAGTAGAACCAAGGACAGAACCTGCAGCACCTACATATCCATCAGCTTTAAATGTACCACCAGTAACATCAATACCTTGTCTAGCAGTTACAACACCAACGGAATCTATATTCTTAACGTCTTCATATGTTAATGTCTTACCAATAGAAACATTACCACTAAAGGTAGCATCTACAGCAGTAACATTACCAGTTGCAGTTAGATTTCCTGTTAGAGTCGCTCCCGAACTAGTGGTTTCTAATTTCTTAGTACCATCATGGTACAGCTCAACGGCTCCATTAACAGCAGATGTAAGTGCAACATCACTATTAGAATAAGCTTTAAGAATAATCGAATCACTTTCTAGTTTTAATGGATCTCCATTACTTCTAATTTTTGAGTCCGTACCATTATTGTAAATATCGAATTCATCACCAGTACCTAGTTTTATTCTTACATTGTCTGCTACATCTATATTTCCAGTTACATCTAAATCACCTGTTACCTTTGCTCCACCGCTAGTAGTTTCTATCTTCTTTGAATTATTATACCATAATGATACTTCTGCACCTTTTTGACAATGAATATACTGATGGCTTCCAGTTTTGGAATCAATATTAATATTTGTATCTGATTGTAGATATAGTCCACCAGTAGAGTTACTAATCGTAGAATTATTTCCGTCATGTAGTATGCTTAAATCATTGCCCGTACCTGCATAATACCCATAAGTATCTTGCATGGTCATACCACCACCTTGAACATTACAATTTCCAGATACCGTTACGCCACCTGAGTTGGTAGCAAATCGTTTTGTTCCATCATAATATAATTCAACAGGACCATTGACATTCGCTTCAATTAAAGTCTCTGTTGTGTCTGAGTTGAACCATTTATAACCTGTAAGAGTTTGATGATTTAACCATCCAGTTGCGTTAACAATCCTAGAATTAGCTGTATCATGATATATGGATAAATCTGAACCAGCTCCCAATACTATTCTATCATCAGACGCACCACTACTATCACCAAGAGTTATATTACCACCACCAGATGTTTTAAATGATGATGCAGTAACTACACCTTGATATTCTGCTCCTGCCTTACTTACAATTAAACCACTATTATATACTGTTGCTCCTGTACCTATA